TAATTTGTTATAAATCTGCATATGGAAAAATATCCTTTTATAGGTAAACTTGGTTTAAATTCTTATGAGGGTTCTTCCTTATCCCGCTTTATCGAAAATGTTGAGCTTGGAAATGAAGTTCCGTTAAGATCTTCTTTTGCTAATTCTTTAAGTGTTAATTCCATTTTAGCAGGATGGGATAAAATATTTAATTCTAAACTCAACTGTATTAACCCCACACTTTTAACAATTGAAATGGACAATCGAGATAAAATTGGACCTAGAAGTTTGGCAAATGGATGGGTTATCAGAAAGTCCGGTGTTAATGAGTATTTCAGTTCCTCTGATTTACCCAGAGTGCCAGAACGTATTATTCCCTCACAGCACCTGAGGTTAAGGCCATTGAGCCTTGAGACAGCGTCTACTTATTTAAAAAGTAACACAAATTCTGGTTTGCCGTATTTAACTAGAAAATCTAATTGTAAAGCTAAAGTTCTATCTGATTTCAATAGATTGTTGGGAAGAAAAGACCCATGTGTTTTATTTACTAGAACTCAGGAACAACGAAAGACTAGGAATGTTTGGGGATTTCCTATCGCAGACACTCTCAATGAGATGCGATTCTATCGTCCTTTGTTAGAGTATCAAAGACTTTTAAGCTGGCGTTCTGCTCTTCGTTCTCCTGACGAAGTTGACAAGAGCATTACTAGAATCATGAATATTAACTCTGGTTCTAATTTCTTAGTATCAATAGATTTCTCTGCTTTTGATGCTAGTGTAAAATCACAACTCCAATTTTACGCTTTCGAATATATCAAATATCTATTTCAGAATCAATACCATTCCGATATAGATTACATTAGAGAGCGTTTTAATTCAATCGGTTTAGTAACACCTGATGGCATTTTAAACGGGAAACACGGTGTTCCTTCCGGGAGTACCTTCACTAATGAGGTTGACTCTATAGTGCAGTTTATCTGCGCTAGATCTTTTAATTTAAATGAAAGTGAAATGGACATTCAAGGAGATGACGGCGTCTATATCACTCCCAAACCTGATAGTCTTTTAAATCACTTTAGCGAGTTTGGTCTTTCAGTTAATAAAAAGAAAAGTCACATTTCTAAAGACGAATGTATCTATTTGCAAAATTTATACAGTCGTGATTATTCTAGAGATGGAATTGTTAGAGGAGTATATTCTACTTACAGAGCTTTAAATAGAATTTTACATCCTGAGAGATATGACAAATATAGTGTTGATGAAATTACAGGTGCCGACTATAATTCCATCAGAGCAATTTCCATCATTGAAAATTGTAGATATCACCCACTATTTGAGGAATTTGTCAAGTTTATCTATACCTTAGATAAATACGACTTGCGTTATTCTCAGCAAGGTCTTTCTTCCTATATTAAAAGAATTAGAAATACTGAGGGAGCTGAGGGGATATTTAATTATAGAAGAGGGGACGAACTTAAGGGTATTGCTCGTTTCCACACTGTACAATTATTATCTAAGCTTTAGACCGTAGAGTCACCTTTCGGTGC